GCTTCATCAGCAAAACCTTGCCATTGGCGCAGTACATCACGCCGACAGCATCGACTTCGTCCATCGCCTGTCCGCGGGTTTCGTCCTTCGATTCTTTCGGCGCGTTCGAATTCTCGAGCATCTGCTGGGCGACTTCCTGTTCGTGCTCGCGATCGCCCGGACCATTCGGCACGATTGGGTCGAGGCCATTGAAGCCTGAATCCTGATCCTCGATGATCGACTGCCTGACATCGGTTCCGTCGACGGCGCCGATATCGGCATAGGTTTTTGCGGTGCGGGATTTAATTTCGTTGATCTCGGCCTTTTCCTTCGTCGTGTAGCTGTCGAGAGGATTGTGGCGGATCTCGGTCTGCAACGGTTTGATCCCGAACTTCGGAGCGATATCGCTGCGCATCTGGCATAGGTGATGGCGTTCGATCAGGGGCGTGACGATTTCCTCCTGAATCGATTCGATTTCTTCGTGATAATTCGCTTCGTCGTATTCGCCGGTTGCGTCCATGCCTTTCGGCGGCGTTCCCATGATCTTTGTTACCGGGGCATTGCCGGCGGCACAGACTAGAGCGTATTGGGTGTAAATCGTTTCATTCAGTTCGGTTAGAGCCGTTTCGAATTGCTGCATTTCCTCTTCGGTGCCGATGACGTTCAGGCCGAAATTATTCCGATAGCTGGCGGAGAGCTCGGCCTGTGATTGGAAATTAGATCCGGGCGCGAATATCTTCGTCGTATCGGTTTTAAGCGTGAGCAGCCGTTTCGATAGGAGCAGCATCGGAGATTCATTCGCGCATCGTTCGGCCGCGTAGACGCGCTCATAGATTTTCTGCGGGATAGGAATGCCGCCGTAATAATATGCGGGTTTCAGGATATCCACCACATCGTCGCCATTACGCATGATCACGAAATGCGAGCGATGGACACGGCGACCCTGCACTCGCCACCATGTCGGATTATAAAACTCCGGCGATGCTGGGTTTGCTGCAGCTTGCCGATCGAGCTCCGGCGCTATCCAGTAAGGATCGATCTGCGTGATGCCATGGTAACTGCCCGGGCGGATACCGTCGGGGTTAAACGGAAGCTCGTAATCGATTCCTTCGATCATAAACAGCGCGTGGCGGATCCCGAATATGCGGCCTTTCTTCACGAAGGTTTTCGCCTGTAATTTTATCCGGCGCTTCTTATCGCCCTGCCTGATCGCGTTCAGGATATCGGGCGGCAATTTCGAGCCATCGTTCAGCGTCGTTTCGTATCCCTTGCGCACGGCGTCCTGTGCCGGCACGCCGCAGATTTTATCGATGAGCCAGTTCTGCGATAGGACGGCACACATTTGCCAGCCGATGAATCCCTGATTGGCGAACCATTCGAGCTGGGCGATCGGAAGATACGCGCCCCGGGTATTCGCTAGTTTCGCCGTGGTGAGATCCGGATACGCCTCGTCCATTGCGTAATCGATATCGACGGCCGTTGGTTCTCCGTTGGCATCTACGGGTTTAAGCGAATCTATACCGCGTAGGAATGTCCGCGCCATGGCGTTCTGTTGCCGGCGTAGTAAATTCAGGCGACCTTCTTTCGGTGCCGGCGTGCTAGTGGAGAAAAACCCGTCTCGAACAGTCGCTTCTGTTTCCGGCGTTGGTTCGGGCTGATTACGAGAGAATAGCGTTTCGAAAAGTTTACGCGTAGAAATATCCGCCTTTCTTTCGTGTAATCAGCGGGTCGATGGCATATCGACACGCGTCCATGCAATTGTGAACTATCATACCTCCATTAACCCCAAAGTGATGTGCCTCTTCAACTTCCATATTGTACACGGGTTGGCGATTAAGTTTAGTTATTTTTTTTATTCCAACGTAATAGCATGGAACATCGCTTTGAACAACAGACGGTATTTTTGTATTTATTAATGCTGAATTGTTTATTACAATTGGCACATTTCCTTGAAATATTATCCACTTTCTGTTTGCGCCGGTGACTAGCTTTGCAAGAGTTCGAGCAGTATGCAATCTTGCGTCCATTGGGAGCATCAGTTTCTTTGCCGCATCCAATGCAAATAGTTGGAATCTTCGCATGTAATGCTGAAGATGTTTTTTCATAGTGCTTTTTATGCCATTTTTTCCCTGCTTTTGATTTATGCCATTTTGCCGCCGCTGGTCTGGCATGTTTGTCCATAATATCTCTTTTGCGTTGGCGCTGTTCATCGGTAAGACTTTCGGAATGATAGCGCCGATGTTCAGAATCGGACATAAGCTGCAAATTGCTAATGTCGTTATTTTCTGAATTATGGTCGATATGATGGATGTGCATACCTTTTGGATATTCTCCATGATGCTTTTTCCAAACTTCACGATGGAGATAGATTGGCATCGTGCAAACATAATAGCCATTTTTACTGAGATAAAATCGCTTGCCTTCAAATTCGATATATTTTGACATTTTCCATCCGTATAACTAATAGCATCAGGATTAATTCCATTACCTATAGATACTATACGATATTCAGAAGATAATGCAAGCGCAGGTATCCATCCTTGATCTGTCAAAATCAAGTGTTCGGCGGTGCATTTAATATCACCATGATCGGTTTCGATTTTATAAATGATTTCGCTGATACTTGTCTGACGGACATCATGAAAACGTTTTAATCCTTGCAAGGTTTTCACCATGCCGCTTTTGCCAATTAGTTCGATAATTGGTATTGCGCCAATTTCTGTTTCGACAAGCGTATCTGCGGTTAAACAGTGATTATCTTTGTCGACAATATCAGTAAGAACTTCACCTGTTAATCTATCAACCTTATAGGAATACGCCACAAGCTCTTTTGCGGTGTAAGTGCAACGCGGATGGCAGACGATAATATCGTAAACGCCGCGCATGTGTTCGATTCCATCCTCGACCGATCCTTTCCATTTGTCCGCGGCGATGATATTAAATCCGGAGCCTTTCATGTGGCTGATCGTTTCCGGCCGGGCATTATCTGCGCGGATTTTCGTTTTACGTGAATCAGGAAATACGTCGAACATCGCCGGCAGATCCTTTATCTCGACGCCGATGCCATACGCCTCGCGCTCGATGCACAGCCGCTTTTTCCCGTTTAGCTTCGTGTGGATCCAGACGCGCACGCGCACGGTCGGATCAACGCCGAATCCCCAATCGCAACCGTCATAAGGCCCGTCCCATTTTCCCTCGTCAACCTTCGGCGTGAAGTTTTGCACCGTGTAGTACGCGCCCAGGATCGATGCCTTCCCGACTTTGCGCGTATGCCCGAGCCATACGTGATTATAATCCAGCTGCGCCTGTGCGCGTGCGTCTTCGTTTATGGCGTTCTCGACCCGGGCGAGTGATTGCTGGCGCAGCTTCTCCAAGACTTCAGGGAAATACGGGTTATCAGCGAACGTTAGATGGCGCACGATGGCGTTATCTGGGCACTCCGTCGTGAATTTCACGTTGGTCGGGGAATTATCTGAATCCGGGTTGTAATCGACGTAAAGCGTGGATCCATCAGTTCGGATTGTCGGTTCGAGCACAAGCCAAGTGCGTGCGCCAGTATTTTCCGCTTCAGCCAGCCATACGTCGGTGATACCTTCCATCGACCGCACCGTGTCGACGGTTAGATCATTCATGCCTTGAAAGATAAACTCATACCCGGTTATCTGATTGCGGATCCGATTAATCGTAACGTGGAAAAACTCCGCCCATCCTAGCGCGTTGATCCGGTTTACTAATAGCCGGTGAACAGAGTCGGCAATCGATTTCTGCAGCTCGCGGGTACAAAGGCACAGCCCCGGCTGAGTGTGCGCTTTCTCGAGCAGCCGATCGGCAATCGCCCACGATGCCCCTTTGCCGCGGCCGCCTTTCGGAACCTTGAAGCGGATCGGGATCTGCGTCCCGGGCATGTAATTCAGATAAAGAAATTCGTATGCAGGGAGGACGGGGGGACGGCCGAGTGCTGCGCGCTTATCTGCGAGCTCACGCCTTGCTGTCGTCCGGTTTTCCTTCACCCGTTCCAATAGCAGGGCCCGGGGATGCAGAAGCGCGCTGGCGCTGCTCATAGTATCGGTTGAGTTCATCATCGATTTGCTCGTCTGTCATGTTCATGATTTGCGCGTATTCGGCGTTGATATTCGTTTGCGCCACTTTGCCGTCGACTTGTTCGGTGAGATATTCCACGGCGCGCATATCGCCTTTGGATGCCTTGGCGACGGTATTGGCGACGATCAGCTCGGCCACCGTCGGATTCTTAGGCACGAGCTTCGATATGGCTTTCGGGTCGAGCATATCGACGCGCTGCGCCGAGATATAGCGTGCGGCGTTTCGATATGACCATGGCTTCGTCGCTGATGCGGTTTCCTGATTGCGCGGATTGGCGTTCTCCGAGCCATAGCGTTTTTGATTCGCTATGCTATTCGGATGCTCTCCGGGAGGGTATTTTTTTTGTTCCGTTTCGTTTTCTTGGTCTGTCATTTTCT